GAAAGGCGGCTCGGTAGGCGGTTCGTTCCGCAAGGCCGCTGATGGCGTTGCCAGCAAGGGCAAGACCAAGGGCAAGATTATCAAAATGCGTTATGGCGGAGAATGCTAATGAGCAAGGGTCCAAAAACACGTGGGTCTTACGGCCCGACAAGTCCCCGTGGCATATACAGCCGTTCAATGGCTGCCCCGGGCAAGAGCCTCGATATGCCGGATGAACCGGTTAAGAAGCGCGTGGGCGGAAAAATTAAGAAGATGGCTGGCGGTGGTAATCCGGGTATGCCAGCTAAAAGGACAATGGGGCCTAAACCATCGTCGATGCGACCCAGACCGTACGATGAAGAGTTTAGAGATAAGATTGCTACGCCCGTAATTCCTGATCCGGTTAAGTATCCGGAGTACATCGAAGAAGTAGGTGAGGAGCGTGTTAGCGGCCCGCGTATGCGTAAAGGTGGCTCCGTCAAATCTTCCGCTTCCAGCCGTGCTGATGGCTGCGCCGTTCGCGGCAAGACTCGCGGGAAGATGGTCTGATGATGCCCTCCCGAGGTATGGGTATCGTTGCTCCTAGTAAGATTCCTAGGGCCAAGCGCCGTGGGGACTCTAAGCCTGTTGAAGGCACTGGGGAGCCGATACGCCATGCCAAGGGCGGCAAAGTGAAGAGTAAAGTCAATCAGGCTGGCAACTACACCAAGCCCGGTATGCGTAAGAAGTTGTTTGAGTCCATCAAGGCTCGTGCTGTGCAAGGCACGAAAGCCGGTCAGTGGAGCGCGAGAAAGAGTCAGTTATTAGCGAAAGAATACAAACGGCGGGGCGGTGGATACAGAGACTAAAATTTGTACTGGGTGTCAGCAAGAAAAGCCGCTAACTGAATTTTTCAGTCGTGGCGGTAAATTGGCGCATCTGTATAAATCGCAGTGTAAACCGTGTATGCAGGCTAAACGGTTAGAATGGGGTCAACAAAACCGTGATCATTTAAACGATTGGCGGCGTACTAATTGGGTAGTAACTAATCGACGTTTACGGCGGCGCGGAGTAACTCAAGACATATATAACGCCATGTATGAAGCACAAAAAGGTTGTTGTGCTTTGTGCAATGAACCAGAAGAGAAGTTTGCGTGGCTGTGTATTGACCATGACCATGAAACAGGAAGAATTCGTGGTTTACTTTGCCCTAATTGTAATCGTGGTTTGGGGTTACTGAAAGATAATGCTAGTTTGTTGCAGAAGGCAGCAGAATACATTACGGCTAATAAACCGTTAGAAATTAAGGAACGAGCATGAAGGCTCCGCAACAATCGCTGAAGGCTTGGACTCAGCAAAAATGGAGAACCAAGAGTGGTAAACGATCTTCTGATACGGGTGAAAGATATCTACCGGAAGCTGCTATCAAAGCTCTTTCCCCCGCCGAGTACGCCCGAACCACCGCCGCCAAGCGTCGAGGCAAAGCCCAAGGCAAACAGTTCGTACAGCAACCCAAAGGCATTGCTGCTAAAACGCGCTCGTACCGCCAAAAAGGTAAGTAAGAGGAAGAAGTAATGGTCGATAAGACTAGCGCCACTACAGACTTTAACCTCGACCTTAACACGATCATCGAAGAGGCTTTCGAGCGTTGCGGTGCTGAACTCCGAACGGGCTATGACTTCCGTACGGCTAAGCGCAGTCTTGCCCTGCTCCTGATGGACTGGGCGAACCGGGGTATCAACCTCTGGACGCTAGAAGAGGGTTCGCAGGTTCTGACTTATAACCAAGGTACGTACGACCTGCCGGTAGATACGGTGGACCTGCTGGACCACGTGATTCGCACTGGGTCGGGTACGAACCAACAAGACATCAATATCACGCGCATTTCGTCGAGCACCTACCTGTCGATTCCGAACAAGAATGCGACGGGGCGACCGATTCAGATCTGGATCAACCGGCGTACGGGAGCGACGAGTGCTGCGGATGTGGTGCAGTACCCTCAATTTACGGTTTGGCCTAAGCCTGACAACACGACGACTTGGACGATTGTCTATACTCGTTTGCGGAGGATGTTGGACCCCGGTACAGGCGTGAATGGACAGGATGTTCCGTTCCGATTTCTGCCCTGTATGGTTGCAGGCTTGGCCTATATGTTGTCGCTCAAGATCCCCGGTGCCGCAGAGCGTACTGCTCTGTTGAAGGCGGAGTACAACGAGGCTTGGGACTTGGCGGCTGGCGAAGACCGCGAAAAGGCGGCGGTTCGGTTTGTTCCGAGAGAGTCGTTCTTAGGCGGGTACTGAGATGCCTAATCGCTTTGCGAGTGGCAAACATGCGATTGCGGAGTGCGACCGGTGTGGATTCCGGTTCAAGCTTCGGCAGTTGAAGTCTTTGGTTATCAAGACCAAGAACGTCAATATCTTGGTTTGTCCGGAGTGTTGGGAGCCCGATCAACCGCAATTGTCGCTGGGTCTGTACCCGGTTGATGATCCGCAGGCTTTGCGAAACCCAAGGCCGGATCTTAGTTACTACGAAGAGGGCAATGATGGGGCCGGTGGTAGTAGAATGATTCAATGGGGTTGGGCACCTGTTGGTGGTGCTAGGGCCGACGATGCGGGACTTACCCCGAACGATTTAGTAGCCCAATGCTTAGTGGGCAATGTAACGGTCGCACTGACCTAGGAGATTGAAATGAGCGTTAAAGACATGCTGAAGGCGCATATGAAAAAGGGTAAGGGTGCTCACCCTGATCCGGCTGTTAAGAACATGCGTGCTGGTGGCAAGACCAACAGTGACATGAAGAAGTACGGGCGCAACATGGCGAAGGTCATGAATCAGCGTAGCCCGATGCGTAAGAACAGTGGCCCGAGGTAAGTCACATGAAGGACGTAGGCAAGATTAAGTCGAACACCGATTCAACCGGTGAGAACGGCTATCCTGAAAAGGATGTGAACAAGGGCGTTACCCACATGGATATGCGCGGTGCTGGCGCTGCCACGAAGGGTAAGAAGTTCGTGTCACAAATTAATCTCAAGAACAACGGCAAGGTCCGCGCTGGCTGGAGTTAATAGTCGATGAACTACGCGACTCTTACAACGTTGATACAGCAGTACTGCGAATCCACGGAAACGTCATTCGTAGCGAACATTCCTACGTTCGTACAACTTGCAGAAGAGCGCGTATATAACTCGGTTCAGATCCCGGCGATTCGTAAGAACGCGACTGGTGTAATGACCGCAGCCAACAAATATATGTCGTTGCCTTCCGACTGGCTTTCGACGTTTTCAATGGCTGTAATTGATCCGGTCACAGGCGAGTATGAATACCTGCTTAATAAAGACGTAAACTTCATTCGAGCTTCATATCCGCTACCAACTACTTTGGGTAAGCCTAAGTATTACGCAATTTTTGACAACAATACGATGTTGTTGGGGCCTACTCCAGACACAGGATATACGACAGAACTACATTATTATTACTACCCCGCATCTATTGTGACTGCTGGTACATCGTGGCTGGGGGAGAATTTTGAAACAGTGCTGCTGTACGGAGCGATTCGTGAAGCTTATGTTTACCTCAAGGGTGAGCAGGATCTTATGAACTATTACGAGCAGAAGTATCAAGAGTCCCTTGCACTACTTAAACGCCTCGGTGATGGTCTTGATCGTCAGGATGCCTACCGTTCTGGGCAAGTTAGGGATAGAGTTACATGATAAATGCAGGATTGAATCTCGGCGGAGTAAATGTGTTTACCACGGATAACCGTGGGTTTACGGCTGAGGAAATTGCAGAGCGTGCTGTCGATAAGATCATCTATGTTGGCGACCAAAGCCATCCGGTGATTACGGAGCAGGCCCGTGCGTTTAAAGGGCACATCAAACACGTGCTTATTCAATATCTTCGGGAGGCGCAGGAATCAGAACGGATTACTATTTCTGCCAAACTCTCGCAAGCTGGGCATCCTGAAATCGCAAAACTTATTGGAGACATCTAATGGCTATTTCTCAAGCAATGTGCACATCGTTCAAGGTGCAAATACTTGACGGTATTCATGCTTTCGGGACAACAATTATCCGAGCAAGTACTAGTGCTGATACGTTTAAAATTGCACTATTTACTTCGGCGGCTACACTTGATGCTTCAACCACGGTTTACTCATCGACCAATGAAGTGCCGAACGGAAGTGGCTATACGACGGGCGGGCAGGTTCTTACCGTTTCGCAAGTGCCGACCTCCACTAGCACGACTGCGTGGTTGAGCTTCAGTGATGTGACTTGGACGACGGCGACTATTACTGCAAACGGCGCGTTGATTTACAACTCGACGCAAAATGATAAGGCTGTGGCGGTGCTGGCTTTTGGCAGTGACAAGTCTTCGACGGCTGGTAACTTCACAATCCAATTCCCTGCTGCTAACTCGACCAGCGCAATTATTCGTATTGCCTAACGGGGGCTAACATGGCCCTTGTTCTTGCGGATCGCGTTCAAGAGACGAGTACTACTACCGGTACGGGTACGTTTACCTTAGCGGGTGCAGTGACTGGGTATCAGTCATTTGCGGCTATTGGTAATGCGAACACAACATACTACACGATAGCCCACGAAACTCTGTCTGAGTGGGAAGTTGGTATTGGTACATATACTTCTTCGGGAACAACATTGTCCCGAGACACTGTACTGTCTTCATCCAACAGCGGTAGCCTTGTCTCGTTCTCAGCGGGTGGGAAGAACGTATTTTGTACTTACCCGGCTGGGCAAGCAGTCTACGAAAACGCAAGTAACAACGTTGTAATACCGGGTACATTTACGGCCACTGCGGGGGTTATAGATACTCGTCTTAATCCTCGCGTATCATCCACAGCGTCAACTGCGTCTATCACACCAGATCTTGGTGCGTACGACCAATACTCCGTTACAGCACAGGCAGTTGCGTTGACGATCAACGCCCCAACAGGTACCCCCCTTAACGGTAACAAATTAGTATTCCGTATTTTAGATAACGGTTCGCCCCAAACAATATCGTGGAACGGCGTGTACACAGCTATCGGAGTTACTTTACCGCTAACGACTACTGCTAATAAGACAACCTACGTAGGCTGTATTTATAACTCTGACGCCGTTCGATGGGATGTTGTCGCCGCTACCACTGAAGTTTAACAGACGGGTATGGTCATAATTAATTTTCAAATTGGGCAAGAACCGCATGTTCTAAAAGATGCGCTTATCTTCACCCAAGAAGAATACGACGCTCTTACACCCGAAGAGATTATTGCCATACAGCAAAAGCGTTATGCAGTTTGGTACGAAATCATTAATACTCCAATACCAATTGAGGACATTGATACTTCACTGCCGACTGAGGGACTGTAATGGCAAATCGTTACTGGGTTGGTGGCACAGGTACATGGAACACCACTTCTACAACTAACTGGTCAGCTTCATCCGGTGGCGCTAGTGGTGCATCAGTCCCCACCACTGCAGATTCGGTGTTTTTTGATCAAGCGGGTACTTACACCGTCACCATGACGGGCGCGTTGAATTGTCTCGATCTAACGGTAAGTGCTGGCACAGTTACATTTGCTACAGGCACAACTCCAACTCTCACTGTAGCCGGAAACTGGTCTACTACTGCTAATACTGTTTGGAATAGTACTGGCACTATTACTTTTAGCTCTACAACTGCTAAAACGATAAACACAAACGGCATTACAATGGACTGTAGTGTCACGATTACGGGGGCTGGTGGAACCAAAACGCTCCTAAGCAACTTAACGCTGTCGGCAACTACTGCTACACGAACTCTAACCCTTAATAGTGGCACTTTAGCGTTAGATACTTATACGCTTACTTGTGGAATTTTCTCTAGCTCAACCAGCAATACTAGAGCAATAAGCTTTGGTACTGGCAAGATTGTTCTTAATAGAAACGCAACTGCAACTATTTGGAATACTTCTACTAGTACTGGACTAACTATAACCGGTAGTGCGCTAGTTGAATCTTTGGGTGGCGGGACAGGTGTCACTAAAACATTTAGTACTGGATCGCCCTCGGCTAATCTAATTAATATTAGTCTGCTAGAAACTACCGGCACGGTAACTTACTCAATCGGTAACAGAATTGGAAGCCTTCTTTTAGACGGTCTTCAGACTCTTAATAACACACCGCTAACTATTTATGGCAACTTTACACACTTAACAACTCGTACTACAACGATTACTACCGGAGCTAATACGTGGGAGTTTTTTGGAGTTTCCGGTGTAAATAGCACAATAACTCCGGCTTCGGGCGTTACTTATAACTTTCCTTGGACCTTTAACGGGGTTGACTCTACTGTTACGTTTACGTTAGCGGGTAATTTGACGGTCGGTAATACTAGAACCGTGTCATTACTTGAAGGTACTTTAGCGTTGAGCACCTATACGCTTACGTGCGGTGCTTTTAATTCTAATGGTGCTCTGGCTAGAAGTTTAGACTTTGGTACCGGCAAAATTATTCTGAATGGTACCGCTACGGCTACTATTTGGGATATAACCGACGATAGTAATTTTACGGCAAGTGGTACCAGACTGGTTGAATGTACTGGTGCAGGCACAGGTGTAACCAAGACTATTATTACTGGGGTTATTGACTCTACACAAGCAGTTAGTTTTAGTTTGTTATCTCCTAGCGGGACTTCAACTTATCTTTTTAGTAGTGGAAGCGCGGTAAGTACTTTACCTAGTGTATATAACTTTACATGTAACGGGGCGCAAACTGTAACGATTAGTAACTCGCTTCAGATATTTGGGTCATTTACGCATTCTACGGCGGGGGGTACAACGTCGTTTTCCACCACTGGCTCTCCGGCTTTTGCATTTTCTACTCCTGTTGGTAATTCTGCAACAATTACTACTCCTGCTGGATTTACTTACGCGTTCCCGTGGGCTTTAACGTCAACAAATAATGACTCTATTACACTAAATAGTAACGTAACTACATCGAATACTTTCTCTTTTCATAAAGGAACATTTTCATTAAGTAGTTATACACTTACAGTTAGAAGTTTTGTTAGCGGCGAAGTTACTGAACAGGCTAGAACGTTAGATTTTGGTACTGGTAAAATAGTACTAAATACAGCTCTAGTAACAACCATATGGGACTTAACTTATTCTAGTTTGCTTACGATCACTGGCTCAAGGACCGTGGAGTGTATAGGCGGTGGCTCAGCTATAACTAAAACTATTTATACCAGCAACAATAATGACGCTGTATGCAGTTTTAGTTTCTTTGAGACTGCCGGTACGGTTACATATTTGGTATATAATAACGCTGGCCTTTCTAACAACGCCTCCTTTAAAAACCTTATCTGCAATGGGGTGCAAACAATAAGTTTTCCTCAAGGTATTGCTGTCATTGATGGTGAATTTACCCATGCTAATACAAGTGGAACTACTACTTTTTCTGGAACCAACTTTTACTTCTATAGCACCGGAGGAACGTATTCTATAAACAGCCTCACTGGGTATTCGTACCCTTTCAATATGGTATTTGGGGCTACTTTCTCCGGTTACCCGGGAACTTTCTTACTTACCAAAAACTTAATCGCTTCTGACATATCGTTAAGGAGCGGTGCGCTAAGCCTAAATACATATACATTTTCTACTAACGGGACTTTTTCTAGTTCAGGAACTCAGCCAAAAACTCTTGATTTTGGTACTGGAAAAATTGTACTAAACGGTAATACCACGCAGACTATTTGGAACGTTACAGATGGTATTTATTTAAGTATTGCCGGTACATCACTAGTAGAATGTAGTGGTGGCGGGACAAGTGTAACTAAAACAATTATTAATACCGGGGTTGTCGAAGCTGGCGCAGTTAATTTTAGTCTTATAGAAACTACTGGATCAGCTACGTATTCATTTTCTGGTTCAATACGTAACCTTAACCTAAATGGTTCGCAGACTATAACCTCTGTTAATCTTTACGGGAACTACACGTACAACAATACAAGTGGTACAACTACGCTCGGTAGTAGCATACGTTTTGTTGGTTCAAGCGGTACACAAACAATTACCAGTAATGGGATTGCTCAAGCCACATCGTTTAACGTAGATACTAGTGGGGCAACAGTACAGCTAAACGGTAATCTGACGTTAAGCACTACTAGGCAGCTTCTATTAACAAACGGGGCGTTTGATTTTAATAACAATACTCTTACAGTCGGTACAGGCAATATTCAAGTTCAAGCCGCGTCTAATCAAGTTACGATCAGTAATACAGGTGGTAGCAGTTCGGCAATAACTAACGCGGCTGTAGCCCATCAAACTGGAACGTTATTGCTAGGTAGCAATATTACTACCACTGGGGATTATACGTTCACCGCAGGCACGTTGTCTTTAACTACTTACACTCTTACAGCGCCAACTTTTACTAGTACGGGTACAGGTACTAGGACACTTGCATACGGTACAGGGCAATTAGCCTTAACGGGCAGCGGTACTACAATACTAGATTTGTCCGTCACGGGCTTAACCTCTACTGGTACGGTATACATCAACTGTACCTATACGGGATCAGTAGGTACTAGGTTATTATCTTTACTTCAGTTCACACAAGCTACGATTGCTGGGTACAACCTTTCTACAAGCGGTAATTCTGGAATAGTACTAAGCCCTTTAGCTACTGACACTATAACTATCGCCGGCGGTACTAGTTCGTTGAATAATATAGATTTAACTGGGTTTAGTGGAACTTTGACTAACAACCCTATAAGGATTTACGGCAACCTAACTTTGCCCTCTTCTGGAGGAACGTATAATTCCGGCACTAGTGCGTGGAGATTCGCCTCAACTAGCGGCACTAAAACAATCGTATCTAACGGTAGAACTATTAATTGGCCTTTTACGTTTGATGGCGTTGGAGGTAGATGGAGTTTGTCTGATGCCTTAACACTCGGGGTTAACGGTACAATAACGCAGACTAACGGAACCCTTGATTTAAATGGTAAGACTTTGACTACAGCTGGGCAGTATTTGACTGCCACTGGGACTAAGAATCTGACGTTTAATGGCGGTACGCTGATGATTCTTCGTGGCACTGCCGGATTTAATAATGCTTCGCCTACTAACTATACGACGACTGCAGGGGTTGGTACCGGTGAGATTAACATGGCCGCGACTGGCGGCGTTACAAAAGGCTTTACGGGCGGTGGGTCCACTTATAATTGTGTACTAAACAATAGCACTAGCGGGCAGTTGAGTATTAGCGGCAATAATACATTTATAACTATTAAAAATAGTACCCAGCCCACTACTTTCCAGTTTGCTTCCGGTTCTACCACCACTGTCACTAATTGGGACATTAGCGGAACGGCTGGAAACTTGGTTACGATTAGAAGTTCAACTAGCGGAAGTGCACATACGCTGTCTAAGTCTACGGGTACAGTGTCATCCAATTACCTATCTATCAGTGACTCGACGGCTACGGGCGGTGCCACGTGGTACGCAGGTGCAAACTCAGTCGATGGGGGCAATAATAGCGGATGGATATTCTCGGGACCGCCCCTTGGTCCATCGTCTGGCGCATTCCTACTGATGTTTAACTAATGTTTGGTTTTTACCCAATATCTGCCGCGCCGTTTTCGGGGCTTGCTACAAGCAATGCTTCTGCTGCGGCTACAGGCGTTTCTGCTATAGGCGATGTTGGGTCGGTCACTTTTTCGCTTTCGACGGTTGTTTCTATCGCGGGTATTGAAGTAACCGGCAGTGTTGAGTCGGTTAGCGTTGTTACCGATGCTATTTTCTCAGTCACAGGAGTTGAGGGCTCCACCGCGCTCGGCACGATTTCTGTTCTGCCAGTATGTAACGCAGCGGTTACGGGGATTGAATCCACCGGGTACATTGGCGCTGTACAGATCAACCTTGGATTTGCTGTCAACGGAGTAGAAGCAACAGGGTATCTCGGGGATATATCCACAGTTATTGATCAAGATATCAGCCTTACTAGCGTTGTTGCGTACGGCGAACTTGGATCAGTTTCAATCGGCGCAGATCATGTATTCCAAGAAGCTGGGGTAGAGGCCACAGGCGAAGTTGGTACCGTTTTTGTTATTACGCCCGTAAGCGTTCAAGTCTCTATTACGGGAGTTGAAGGTGTATCTCAGCTTAGTTCGGTATCGGTAATCGGTGACGCTAATACTACCGTTACGGGAGTCTTTGCAAGCGGTCAAATTGGAAGCGTGTTGGTCGCCCATGACCAAGTTCTTTCCGTAAGCGGCATTGCGAGCACTGGGGCGATAGGTGCGGTTTCGCTTGTAACGGACCAAGTATTTGCTATTACTGGAGTCCAAGGCACTACAGCGTTAGGTACGACCTCAGTCCTGCCCGTTTGTAATGTCTCAACTACGGGGGTTTTAGCTGCGGGGTACGCCGGTGCCGTCGCTGTTGCATCGGGACAAACCATCCTAGTGACGGGGGTGTTCAGTACAGGCATAATTGGTCAAGTACTATTTTGGGAAGAGATTTTGACTCCGCAAGTCCCGAATTGGGGCGAAATTAATCCGAACGATGGGCAGGTATGGGTCGAAATAGATACGCCGCAAGCGGCAAATTGGGCTCCGATTGATACGAATGACGCTCAACCGTGGTCTGAGATTAGTACAATACAAACGCCTAATTGGTCAAGTATAGCGGCGTAGGGGTATAGACATGGCTAGTACATACAGCGCGAACCTTGGAATTGAACTGATCGGTACCGGTGACCAATCAGGTACGTGGGGTCTTACCACAAATAACAATATGGGTACCCTGCTTGAGCAGGCTATCTCGGGTTACGTAACTCAGGCAGTTGTTGCCGGTACTGACACCACAATTACGATCCCGAACGGCGCTACCGGCGTAGCCCGTAACATGTATTTAGAACTAACCGGCACAGGCGGTGCGAACACTAACCTGATCGTTCCGACTAATAAAAAGTTGTATTTCGTACATAACAATACGGCTTCCGGACAAGTCACGGTCAAGGTGTCGGGTCAGGTCGGTGTCTCTGTTGCCAACGGCGTGAAGACGATCCTTGTCTGCAACGGCACGGATATCGTTAGCGCGGTTAACTTGGTGGGTCCGACTGGTCCCACGGGTCCGGTAGGTCCGACAGGTTTAACTGGACCGATTGGTCCTACAGGTAATACAGGTCCTACCGGTGTTCCGGGACCGACTGGTCCTACGGGGTTGACTGGCCCTACGGGTCCAACAGGTCCGACTGGTCCTGCTTCAACTGTTCCGGGTCCTACGGGGCCAACTGGTCCGACTGGTCCGACCGGTCCGATTGGTCCTGCTGGCGGTCCCCCGGGTCCCCCGGGTCCTACGGGGCCAAGTGGTCCTCCGGGTCCGACCGGTCCTACAGGTTTGACTGGACCTAGCGGTACTTCCGCAACGGTTGCAGTTGGTACGACCACGACGAGTCCTGCGGGTGGCTCGGCTTCCGTCACTAATAGCGGCAGCCCGACTGCGGCAGTATTTAATTTCACGATTCCGACTGGCCCCACGGGGCCGACCGGTCCTACGGGTCCAACTGGTCCAACCGGTCCGACTGGTCCTGCTTCAACTGTGCCGGGTCCAACTGGTCCTACAGGTCCGACTGGTTTGACGGGTCCTACGGGTCCAAGCGGTTCTCCGGGTCCTACTGGTCCGGCGGGTCCTCCGGGTCCTCCGGGTCCGGCTGGTACGGGCATCGTCAATACGGGTAACGCGGGCTATGCGGGCTACTACGCTGCAACCGGTACGACAATCAGTTCGGGGCAAGGCGCTACGGTCTATGCAGGTGACTTTGCTGCTAACTCGGATCTTCGCTTGAAGGATGTGTCAGGCAAGATTGAAGACGCGATGGCGCGGGTCACTAACCTAGAGGGCGTGAAGTACACGTGGAATGCTAAGGCTGCTGAGAAACTGGGCCTGCCCACGAATACCCCGCAGGTTGGTTTGATCGCGCAAGACGTTCTCGGTGTTCTGCCTGAAGCCGTCAAGCAAGACGATGGGTTCTACTTAGTCAGCTACGATAAGGTAGTACCACTTCTGGTTGAGGCAATCAAAGAACTCAACGAGCGCATCAAAGAGTTGGAGGGCCGCTAATGCCCCTGCCGAGTTCACTCCCCCTTGCACTGAGCCAGATTAAAACTGAGTTCGGCGGGGGGAGTACGCTTGCTGGTTACTATCGGGGCGGTGGCCTAGTCGCTAACCACACTGCCAACGCGAGCATTCCTACATCTGGGACGATTGCGATCAGCAATTTCTTGGGTGCAGAGAAAAATTTTACTTGCTCGATGAACGCGCAGCAGGTCAA